GTTAATAAAATAAATGAAAAAAATATTCAAGAAAATATTAATAGTTTTTCAAAAGAAGTTAAAAAAGAGTATAAATATATTGAAGAAAGATTAGAAAGTGATTTACAACCTTATAATGAATTAAAAGAAAGAATTAATATTATTAGAAAATTTAAATCTGATTTTGATTGTTCTGTAAATTATTTTAATTTATGGTATAAAGCACAATTAAGTAAAATTATACAAGATTTAAAGTATGAAAAAATTTCAGATGATTATGAAAAAATTAATATTAATGATATTGAAAATTATGATGAATTCTATATAATTAATTCAAATTTACATATTAAAATTATTAATAAAGGCGAATATAATTTAAAAAATAGTTTTAATAAATCTTATTTTTATTCAATAGGAATTAAAGAATATTCTCATAATAATTTAATAAAATATATTGAAGATAATAATTATGAAGATATTATTTATGAAGGTTATGATATTAATGATGTTATTAAAAATATTAAAAAAATATTAAATAATTCAGGAGATTTAGAACCTGAAATAATAAAGAATAAAAAACCAGTATTTTTACATTATGGTCAAATATTTTCTAATAAAAATAATAATATTCAAGAAAAATTTTTAGAAATATTTAAAAAATATTTAAATGAACATTTTGTTGATGATATTGAAAATAATGAAATTAAAGAATTAATTATTAATATTTTGAATGAATTATATAATAAAATTGAAAATGACATAGAAAGATTACATTTAAAGAATAGTACTAATCAATTAATTAATACTCCAAATATTCATTATTTTGCTGAAAATATTAAAAAAGGTTTAACTGATGGAAAAAGTATGGCTAAAGATGAAGGTTGTTATATAGCAATTATTAATGAATTAAATGCTTTCTTTAAAGTTGAAAGTAAATATGTTATTGAAAGAACAACTGATATGTTTAATGAAATGTTCTATTACAGATTTAAAGAAATTACTAATTTTCTTGACCCATATTATAATATTGAAGATTCAGATTATATAACAAAACAAATATTATTACCTTTAAATAATTTAATGAGTTCTTTATCTGTATCTGATTGTGATGATAGAGAACAAGAAAGAAGTAAGGCTTTAATTAATGAAAAAATTCTAAAAGATATTTTAAATATTCTTGATAAATAAATTTTTATTTTTTTAATATAATATAATTATAATATTAAATTTATAAAAAAGAAGTAATTAAACATTGCAAATCTTCACAACCTAATACTTTATCAATATTATTATTAGAAGGAATTAGAGAATAAGTATGATTATTATTAACTAAATATTTTTGAAATGATAATTTTGGAAATTTTGAACTATGGAAATAATAAAATATATCTTGTAATTTTTCAGTTAGAAATTCAATATCTTCAAATGTTAATTCTTCATAATAACTTTTGTTATTAAAAATATAATTACAAATATTTGTTTTTTTATGACAATTATTATAAATATATTTATTAATAATAAATTCTAAATAATTAATATTTTTTATTTTATATATTTTATTTATACCTTTAATATTTTTTATTATATATTTTCCATTTTCATCTTTAATATTAATATCTTTAATCCTATAAGTATAATCATTATGTTTAATATATTTTAAATTTTTAGGTAATTTTAAAAAGTTTTGTTCTTTAGTCTTTATTCTACCATTAATTTTTAAAATTTCTAAATCATCTGGTAATTTTATAATTGGCTCATTAATATCACAAATATTATAAATATTTCCATTACCAATTTCTAAATATTTTAATGTATTTGGAAGTAAATGTGTTAATCCTATAAAATCAATATTTGTATTGTGATAATTTAAATCAAAATAATTTAAATCAAAATATTTTAAATCAACGGTTATAGTTAAATGTTTAACATTTTCAGGTATATTTTGAATAAGATTAGTTATAATATTTGTTGTTCTATTAAAAGCACAATTATCAAATTTTAAGCATTGAATAGAATTTGGTAAATTACTCATATTTGTATCATAAAATATACAATCAATAAAAGTTAAATTATGTAATTTAGATGGTAAATTATTCAATAAATTATTATTTCTTATATAACATTTTATTAAAGTTAATTTATGTAATTTAGATGGTAAGTTATTTAATAATTCTAAATTAAATGAACCATAATTAAATGTTAATTCAGTTATTTTATCTGGTAAATTATTTATAAAATTTCTAATTAAATCATTATCAATTAATCCTGTATCAATAGTTAAATTTGTGATACTTGAATTAATTATTTCATTTGGAATATTATTATAATAAAAATAATTTTTAATAATTAATTTTTTAATAAAATTTGGAATAACATTAATTTTTTTATAATAAGAAAATAAATCACCATCTATTACTAATGTAATTGATTTATTTTTTATTTCACTAATACTATCTAAATAATTATTATCATCTAAACTGTCATATGAAATATATCCTTCAACACTTGTTTCTTTATCTTCTGTAAAATTAAGGTCTATTAATGTTTCAGGAATATTAATTATTTTTGAAATTTTTTTATTATTACAAAATAAATATTCTAAATTTTTAAATCTACTTAAATCTAATATTCCATATAATTTTTCATCACTAATATCTAAAGATGTTGATTTTTTCTTATAACTATTTAAAATATTTTCAGTTCTTGGAAGCATTGTTTCTTTTAAACACAAAAGTTAAGTAGTTGTTTATTACTATTTTTAGATAATTAATTTTTCAATTTTTTTTTAATATAATATAATTATATATGGACGATTATACAAAAAGAGTATTACTATTTGGTGTTTTAATTACTGTTGTTGGTATTATTATATCATTTACCTATTCTAAGTTAGATAAACCAGAGGACAAAGAATTTTATGAATATTTACTTCCAATGATGATTTCATTATTTATAACTGGTAGTGTTTCATATTGGTTAAACGATAAATATTTTAAACTATAAAAATTTTTTTTTAATTACATAATTTGTGTTTCAAACCAATTATACATTTTATTTAGTTCATTGAATATAGTATCTTTATTTTGTATTTTAAATGTTATTTCTCTATCATTTAAAATTATTCTTAATTTATTATTTGAATATTCAATAATTTCAGTTCCTTTATAATCACTCCAACTATTAAATGTTAATTTAAACATACTATCATTATTTTCTTTAGTTAGTATTACTATTTTTTTATAATTTTTTTTATTATCTTCAAAAAGATAAATCTCATTATTTTTTGTTTTTTTAACAATGAAATAATTATATTTCAAAACAATTTGTGTATTATTATTTTCAAAATATAACATTCCAATGTCATTATGATTTCCAACACTCTTTACTATTACAAACTTTATCATTTTTGATATTTAATACTACAAAAAAAATAATTATTTCAATTTTTATTAATTATATAATATTATATATATTATTTTAATAATATTCTTTATATGGATTACCATCGGTCCAATTAAATTTGGTTTTTGAAATATGACATTGTTTTATATAAGCTTCTTGAATTTTAGTATTTCCATTTTTATTTTGAAATAATGGAACTTTTGTTTTATAATCTTTAATTATTTCATTTGGATTAGAAAATTCTAAGAAATGTATATTATTACCATTATCTAATTCATAATAACCATATAATTCAAATGGTTTATTTTTATTATTTTTTAAATAAAAATTTGTTGCTTTACCAAGAACACCTGGACCAGCTACATTTCTATTATCTTCATAATTAATATTTTTCTCTACATTATTAACAATAATATCAATACACTTTTTTAATATTGGATGTTCTTTTATTATACCAATAAAACCATTAAACAAATATGGACCACCACCTAAATCAATTGGTGTAATAAATTCTGTTTTATCATTTATAAAATCATTTATTGAACCTAAACTTAATGTATCTAAATCTGTAAAAAACCCACCATTAATATATAATACACATACACGCCATAAATCAGCTTTTAATGCACCATATTTAATTTTTTTATAAGCTTCTAATATTCTCTTTGTAAAATTATCCCTTATAAATTCAAAACACATTCTATCATCATAAAATTTAAATTCAAATTCTGGATTATTTTCTTTCCAACTATTTTTTATTTTTATCATATCCTTTGTTAAATTATTTGTTTTCCAAGTTTGATATAATACTTTTGGAATGATTCCAAATATATTATACATTTATAAAAAATTATATATTTATCCATATTCATAAAATAAAAAAAAATTTAAAATTGTAAAATATAATATTGTTAATATTATCAAATAACATTTATTCTTCGTATTTATTTCTAAAACTAATAATATTCCAAATATAAAAAATATTGTATCAAATATTGAATTATATAATGAATTATTACTCCATTCTAACTTATCACAATTAGTTTTAGTATTAAATTTTTTTGAAAAATAACATTTTAAATCTTTTATTTCATATATTGTATGCAGAATTATTAATGTAATAAATGTTGTTTTAAATGACGCATTAAAACATTTCATTATTCCAATTGCTGATATATAACCAGTTAAAAAATGTATAAAAGTCCAAGGTGTTATAAAAGAATTACTCTCTATTGTATCACTTGCACTAAGTAATAATTTAATATTCATATAATTAATAGTATAATTTTTTAATACTTTATTTAATTATTATATATTTATATATTACGTCATTTGATTTTTATTGTATTCATAATTATAAAACATCTGGAACTACTATTTTTAATCAATTAGATAATGAATATAAAAAAAATATTATGGTAGAATGACATTTAATGATTATATAAATAAAAATAAAAATGTTAATATTTATACTAAATATTTAAAAACATTAAATATACCACCAGAACAACACATTTCTATAGATCATATACTTTTAGATAATTTAATACACCTTAATATCATACTCAAAAATTATTAAATGAACTTAAAAATAATAACCCTTTTGGTTTTAGCTATTCAGCTAAGCAGAACTCCTTAAAGATCTCCATGAAGTTTCTTATTCACATTGTATTGATACTTCATTTCAGGTGTGATCTCAATTTTTTCAGTGTTCTTTGGTGATGAAGACTTCTCAATAAAGTAAAAACTCTTCAATTTATCTCCAACTAAGTCTGAAGAAGATTTGTATTCAATTAGATTATCTAATTTATACAACTTCTGGAGAACAGTATCTTCAATTGGACCGGGTAAAGAAATTCTTCTTTTCACCATTGAATTCACTGGATAAGCCTCAGCTTTTTCCAAATTATCCAAAAGACGCTTCGCTTCAGTTTCAATCCTTTCTTTTTCTTCTAAAGCTTTCT